GAACCATCTACATTAAAGAAAACAGAATTTGAAAATAAAAATATAAAAAATTATAAAGGCGATAAATCAGAAACAATAGTTACAACTATTATGGATGGCAAACATCTTATTTTAGATGGACATCATAGAGTAAAATTAGCAGAAAAAGATAAAAAACTTATTAGAGGAATTTTAATACCAGAAAAAGCATACAAAGAAATGAAAGCAAAAGGTATTCATCACGCAAAAATGTATGATGAATTTGTTGCTACTTACGATTTAAAAGAATTTGGATATTCAGCATCTAAAACAGATACAAGCATCAACTCTCCTGGCATTAAAAAGGCTACTTTTAGTAAGAATGAAACTAAGTTAGCGGAAGATCTTAATAATGTTAAAGATTTTGATGTACCTAATGAGGCAGCTTATAGAAATCAAGCCTCAGTATTAGAAGGGGAAATATTTACCGATGGTAGATCATTGGCTAGTAAAACCTCGGTAGATGCGGGAGCTGCTGCAAAGACAGTTCCTACTGGTAAGCCTTTGGCAAAAACCCAAGATTTATCTATAGCATCCCAAAAAACGGATGCACAACCCCCATCTTCCGTATTAGCAACTGCGCAAAGTAAGCCACCACTCATTCGTGGTTCTACTATTAGTTCTGTTGGCGATTTTAGTTTTCGTTCCATAGGTTTATCCCGTCAAAAAAGCAGAATATATCATATATCTAACGATTACAATGAGATTTACAACACATTATCCAAGAAAATGGATAGTGTTAAAAAAGAATTACAGCCAATAGCAACAAAATATAATGGCGATTTAAAGGCAAGAGTTAAAACACACAAAAAACTTAAAGAAAAATTTGTTGCAAAAGCACATTTACAGCCACAAAATGTATCAGATTATTTAGGAGCTAGAATTAGCTTAGATACTATTGCTCAAGCTAAATTGGTAGTTACGGAATTAGAGAGTAAATTTAAGTTTTTTGCAAAAGATGACTTTTTAAATGATATTGGTAGAACCTTAACACATAATACTGAATATAGACGGATCCATTTACAAGCCTTAACCAAAGATGGTTTTTCTTTTGAACTACAGATTAGTTTAAAAGAATTAGATCCGCTTGTAGATATATCTCACGCATTATATACAAAAATAGTTTATCAGGCAGACAATTTATCTCCAACAGTCAAAGCAAAATTATTAAAACAACAAGTGAAAGCTGAGGCTGATATGAAAAATACATATTTTAAAATTAAAGATAAAGAGTTTTCAAGATTAAATCCTACAAACGATATAGATTTTCCAATTGTAATTGGAACAAGAATGGATGAGGCTACAGGGGAAATAGTGCCTTTAACCAAAACAGCGAGAGAGCTGTACGAAGAGGCGGGTAAAAATGAAACGATGATGAAAAGACTAGAAGAATGTATGGGTTGGTAAAATGAGTTATAAAAATTGTATTCTTAAAGGTATTAGAGATGGCTTAATTAGTGATGAGCAAGCACAAAGGCTGCATAAAAATTTAGATGAAGTTACAGATTTATATCAACATCAAAAAAATCTAACTAAACCAGAAGCCGAAAAAGCAGCAGCTAAACAAGTTCACGATGCTATGAAAATAGAGCAGGCAGAGAAGTTGAGATACACTTTGCTAATGAAAAATAAAATGAATGAAATTGAAAATGTATTTGCTACCTATAAAAACGCTAATGGCGAAGTAGATATGGCTAATGCTTACAGAGCTTTATATGCACACGATCAATATGCACATCTTCCAAATATTGAAAGGCAGGTTGATATTGAAAGGGGTAAGGCTCATGCTTTAATGGCTAAGCTTATAGATGAGCAAAAGTATGGTTGGGGAGGAACAAAATCTAAACGAGCAAAAGCTAATCAAAAAATGATAGTTAGAGAAATATTTGGAGAAAATACAGGAAATGTTAATGCTAAAGAAATAGCACTTACTTGGAAAGGTGGAGCAGAGCATGTAAGAAAAAGAGCCAATTATTTTGGTATGAAAATTTTATCAAGAAAAGATTGGGGATTACCCACAATACACGATACTTCATTGATTAGACCCGTACCTAAATCAGCCTGGTTTGATTATATTTTACCCAGATTAGATGTAGAAAATATGATTGACGAAAGAACTGGCTTGGCTTTTAATAATAAAACTTTTCGTGAGACTTTAATCGGAGACAAGGGAGTTTATGAAAATATTACAACAGAAGGTATGGCAACCTTTAAACCAGGAGTTAATTCTTACGGAAAAGCTCTACATAATAGAAGATTAGATCATAGATTTTTAAAATTTAAAAATGCAGATGCCTGGATGGAGTATCAAGCCAAATTTGGAAATCCAGATGCGTTTAAAACAATGATGGATCATATCAACGGAATGTCCAGGGATATTGCTATGTTAAAGATCCTGGGACCCAATCCAGACGCTACTCATACCTGGGCATTTGGCGTGATTAAAAAACAAGCAGGTATTGACACGGCTGCGGAGGCTCAAGGAAAATTTAAGAGAAAAAAAACTATCATTAAAGATAGTAAATTAAAAAAAGAAGGAATAAAAATTTTTAGATCTGAACAAGATAGAACGAATGCAATTTTAGAAAATGTTACTAATTTATTTGCTCATCATAAAGGATCTTTACATAGACCCGTTGATGGATTTTTTGGAAATAGCTTTGCAGCTACAAGACAGATTTTAACTTCTGCGCAATTAGGAGGAGCTGCGGTTATGACTATTACTGATTTTCATTGGACCAGAATGGCAGCAAAATTCAATGGTTTGCCAGCAAGTAAAGCTAATGCCAAAGCTGTTAAATTTTTAGCAGAAGGTATGAAAAAAGATAAAGCAATGGGGAGAACGGCAATTAGACTTGGTTTAATAGCTGAGATGTGGAGTTCTGTTGCCGGGGTTCAAGCAAGATACTTAAATGAAGTGGATGCTCCCTTCTGGTCAAAAAGAGTTTCTGATTTTGTATTAAGAGGATCTGGATTATCTCACTCTACACAAGGCAATAAATGGGCGTTTGGCTGGATAGCCATGGGAGAGCTTGCAGAACAAAGTAATAAAACATTTAATAAATTACATCCTAAACTACAAAAACAATTCAAACGATACGGCATTGGAGAGAAAGATTGGGAAATTATTAGAAAAACAAAATTATATGATGCGGGGGTTGATGAACCTTCAATGGTTGGAAAGGGAGCTACTTTTTTAAGACCCGATGATATTCACGCAAGAGCAGATTTAGATAGTGCGACAAGAGAATATTTAACAACTAGATTAATGACTTGGCTTACAAATGAAACAAATTTTGCGGTTCCAACATCCTCAGCAAAAGGCAGAATTACTTTAGCGGGATCTTCTCAACCAGGTACAATAAAAGGCGAAATAGTTAATTCAATGCTTATGTATAAAAACTTTCCTATTACTTTGGGAATGACGCATTTAGCCAGAGGGTTTCAACAAGTAGGATTAAAAGGTAAAGCTAAATATTTAGTGCCAATGATTATTGGCGGAACTGTTATGGGAGCTTTAGCTTATGAAATTAAACAAGTTGCAGCTGGTAAAAAACCAACTCCTTCAAATAAGATGGGAGTAAGATATTGGTTAAACGCCATGGTTTATGGGGGTGGATTAGGTATATTTGGAGATTTTTTATTCCAGGATAGCAACAGATATGGCGGATCTTTTAGCAAAACACTTGCTGGACCCGGAATGTCATTGATAGGAGATCTTATTGATTTAACCTTTGGTAATGTTTCAGAGCTTATATCTGGCGAAAAGACTAATGCTGGCAAGGAGCTTGCGGCATTTATTCAAAGATATACTCCAGGCAACAATGTCTGGTACACACGGCTAGTTATTGAAAGAATTTTATTTGATACCCTTGAAAAGCTTTTAAACCCTAACTACCAATCAGACACCAGAAGAAATATAAATAGCTTGAAGAGACGAACTGGTCAAGAATATTGGTGGTCTCCATAAAAAAAAGGATAGACAGAATTGACAAATTAATTTAATAGAAAAATTAGGGTAGGATTTTAATGCCTACAAATTTTCAAAATTTAAACTTATGACAGTATCAAGCACCAGTACAAAAGATTCATATAGCGGAGACGATAGTAACACACAATTTAGTTATACTTTCCCTATTCATTCAACTGCCGAGCTACAGGTTATTGAAAGATCCTCAGCAGGAGTAGAGACAGTTAAAACTTTAACGACAGATTACACTATCGTAGATAATGGATCTGCCGGTGGAACTGTAACCTTTGGCTCAGCTCCGGCAACCGGAGTAACAGTTGTCTTATTAAGAAGTACCAATTTAACTCAAGGCGTAGATTATATAGCCAACGATGCTTTTCCAGCGGAAACGCATGAGGCAGCTCTTGATAAATTAACTTTTCAAATTCAAGAAACCCAGGAAGAAGTGGATCGTTCATTTAAAGTAAGTAGAACGAATACGATTACTTCGTCTGAATTTACAACATCGGCAACAGACAGAGCAAAC